AATAGTAGTAATATTAATGTAGGTGACATAGATAACGCAGGAGCTTTAAGCTTTTCCACTTGGTTAAGTACAACATCGACTAATGCTAGTAGTTATCAAAATATAGCTTATAAAAGAAATGGAAGTACAGGTTGGTTTATACAATATTTATACGGTTCTGGAACCGATGGAAAAATAAAGTTTTATATATTCCATACCAATGGCGTAGGAACTGGCAGTGAAGTAACTATAACTAATTTACAAAGTGGAGATTGGTTTAATATAGCTTTGACATATGATGGGACAGATGCTGTAGGCGCTCTAAAATTATACTCAAACGGAACAGAAGTATATAGTAATTCTTCAACACTAGGGGGCACAGGTATTGCTGTAAACAATGATGACTTATATTTTGGAGGTAGTGCGAGTAGTGCGTTTTTCACCTGCAAATTAAGCAATATACAACTTTGGGATACAGGTCTTTCCGCTCCTAATGTCACAACTATTTACAACAACGGTGTTCCATTATTCTCAGGTACACAACCACAAGCTGCTAACCTAAAAGCTTGGTACCCAATGAATGTTGACAACGCTAATTGGTTAGGTAGCGATTGGCAAATAGCAGATGCTACTTCAGCATATCCACAGAGTTTTGAATTTGATGGGAGTAGTGATGAAATAATAGTTTCTAATGATTCAGCTTTACAAATAGATGGAGATATAACAATTTCAGCTTGGATTTATGCTGAATCAGATACAGGCAGAATTGTAAGTAAAAGAGGCGGAGGCGGTACTAATTATGATTTTTACATTGAGAGTAGATATTTAAGATTGTATGATGGAGGTACAGGACCTTTTAGCACAGGAAGAATAACGTTAAATCAATGGACTCATATTTTAATTAGTGTAACATCTGGAACAGGTACATATTACATTGATAATGTTGCTGCTGGAACAGGTACATTTTCAATATCTTCAGTAAGCACAAGTCAACCTTTTTTTATTGGCGGCGCATATACTCCAGTACTTGCAAATTTTGATGGAAAAATGAGTAATGTTCAAATATGGAACACAGGTTTAAACGCTTCACAGGTTGAAACACTTTACAACAACGGAAGCCCACTAACAACAGCAATAGAAAGTTCTAACCTAAAAGCGTGGTATAAACTTGATAATTCTGCTACATTCTCAACTAATTGGAGTGTTCCAGATGCTTCAGGAAATGGCAACACTGGAACAAGCTCAGGAATGACTGAATCTAATTTAGTTAACAATAATGTTTCTGCACTAAACGGTACTAGCGATGGTATGACTACAGCGAATTTAGTTAACTCTGACTTAACTCGTAGTATTCCGTATAGTAGTTATAGTATGGAGTTTGACGGAACGGCGGACCATATAGATTGTGGTGCTACTGCTTATTTAGATAATTTAACTGAAATGAGTTGTAGTATTTGGTTTAATTTAGATACTTCTGCTATTAATAAAGGGCTTATAGATGATAATGATAAACATTTTGCAATATATACTAAATCTGTTTCTGGATCGGATTATAGTTTTAGAATTAATATTAATGGTAGTGCAAATAGAGTAAATATTACTGGCACTCCATTTACAGCCGGTCAATGGCATCATTTAGTAATGACTTTTAACGCTGGAACTCTCACGTTTTATGCGGATGGAATTGTTGTAGGATCTACTGTTTATAGTGGTAGTATTCCAACCTCTTTAAGCGGTACTACTGGAAATTTAGATATTGGAACTTATGGAACTCTTTATTGGGATGGGAAAATAAGCAATGCGGCTATATTTAATGCTGTTTTAACTCAAGATCAAGTTTTAACAATATATAATGGTGGTGTTCCAAATAGTATTTCTAGTCTATCACCAATTGGATGGTGGAGCTTAGCAGGTGATAGTTATTTCAATGGATCTGATTGGATATGCCCAGACTTAGGTAGTGGTGGAAATAATGGAACTAGTAGTGGTATGGGTGGATCAGAACTAGTGGGTAACGCTCCTGGTGGATCTGCGAACGGAACTGCTACAAACATGGACATCCCAGCTAACCTAAAAGGTAATGCGCCTAACTCATCTAGCAATGCTTTTTCAGTGAATATGAACTCAGCAGATAGAGTTGCAAGTGTTCCTTCGTAAAAAAGAAATTAAACAAGTAAATATATAAATAACAAGTAATTAACAAATAACAATTAAACAATGGCAACAACTTATGCAGTAATTAACTTAGACGATACAAACGCTGTTTTGTTCAGTCAAGTAAATCAAAGTTCAGCTCAGACAATGAGAAGGAACTTAGCTAATACGCAAGGTTTACTGTCTTACCAAGTTGAACCTAGTTTTATCACTAATGGTTCTTTAGTACCGGTAAGTACAATGGATCATGAAGCGGCGTTAGCGTTGATGGCAACTCCAGAGTGGTCGGATCCAAATCCACCAGCTGAGTAAATAAAAAAAAACAATCAAATTTAATTAAATGAAAATAAAAGAGGATCAACTAAAAACAATTCAAGATCAGCAACAGCAATTAAATAATATTATACATGAAATAGGTTTATTAGAAAGTAATAAACATAGTTTACTACACCAAATAGCTGAAGTAAATAAAGATGTAGAAGAAATGAAAGCTGAGTTAGAAAAAGAATATGGTGCAGTAAATATTAATTTAGAAGACGGCACTTATACTGAAATAACTAAAGAAGAGAAAGAAGTATCTGTTAGTCATGTCTAGTGTAATAAGAAAGATTAGTATTGGTGCAGATTATAAAAATGAAGCTATGCATTATGCTGTAAGTCAGCAAGTGTATGGTGGTCATATTATATGTAATATATTACATAATGAACAAGATGATTCATATAATATATACATAAAAAAGAATGATGAGGTTCTTCCTTGGAAAAAGTTCAATTCTAATATGGCCGTTTCAGTTGAATATGATCTTGAATACTAATGAAAACTATATATAGGTTTCTAGTTAAACCTAAAGAAAAAAGATATGATAATAAAATAAAAGTAGGGAAGAAAGAATTAATTACTAACACAAGAATAGAAACATTTCAGTCTGTTAGTAAAAGAGCAATTGTAGAAGTTGTCCCTGAATATTTTAAAACAGATATCCAACCCGGTGATGAAATAATTATTCATCATAACGTATTTCGTAGATTTTACGATATGAAAGGTAAAGAAAAAAATAGCGCTTCGTTTTTTAAAGATGACTTATTTTTTTGTGACATGGAACAGATATATTTATATAAGAAAAACAATGAATGGATTTCTAATTTAAATTACTGTTTTGTTTATCCTATACTATCTACCGATGACTTTAACACGTTTAAAGAACAATCTAACCTTGGAATACTTAAATACGGCAATAGCTCCTTAAAAGCCAAAGGAATAACACCTGGAGCACTTATAACTTTCACTCCAAATTCTGAATTTGAATTTATAATAGATAGTGATCGTTTGTATTGTATGAAATCTAATGATATAGCCTTGACACATGAATACCAAGAAGACAAAGTTAAATATAATCCAAGCTGGGCAAAAAGCTGTTGAGGAGTTAATTAAAGTAGCTAAAGAACCTATTGTAGATTCTGGAGATGATGTTTCAGCAGATAGATTAAAAAATGCAGCAGCAACTAAGAAACTAGCTATATTTGACGCTTTTGAGATTTTAACGAGAATAGAGACTGAGAAAGAAATGCTCGAGGACAAACCTAAAAAAGAAGAGAAAAAAGAAGAAAGATCTTTTAGAGGTTTTGCTGAAGGGAGGAGTAAATGAGTTACGAACAAACCCTATGGAAAGAGGTTAAAGACGTTGTAAATCCTAAAATTCTTAAGAAACAAAATAGATTTAAAAAGTGGGTGTATGGTTATAATGCAGATTATGATTTTATAGTAATTAGTAAAACTGGGAAAATTGGACAAATTATTGAAATACAAAATCTCAGAATTGCTTTACCAGCAACAGATGAACCGTTTAAACGAAGTGAAAATAAAGAGGATCAATACTGGGAAAAACAAGAATATCCAAAAGAATTAGCTAGAATTAAAAGTAGGTTTGATTGGGAAGAATACCCAAACGATTTTAAAGAAAAGTGGTACGATTATATTGACAATGAATTTAAAAAACGAGATGAAGGGTATTGGTTTTATAACAACGGTAGTCCTATCTACATTACTGGTACTCACTACATGTATTTGCAATGGTCAAAAATTGATATTGGATCACCTGAGTACAGAGAAGCAAACAGACTCTTCTTTATATTTTGGGAAGCTTGCAAAGCAGATGCGAGATGTTACGGAATGTGTTACCTTAAAAACAGACGGAGTGGTTTCTCCTTTATGTCATCAGCAGAACTTGTTAATCAAGCAACAATATCAAGTGATGCAAGATATGGTATTCTCTCAAAAAGTGGAGCAGATGCTAAAAAAATGTTCACAGATAAAGTTGTACCAATCTCGATTAACTATCCGTTTTTCTTCAAGCCGATCCAAGATGGTATGGATCGTCCTAAAACCGAATTGGCATACAGAGTTCCGGCATCTAAACTTACACGTAGAAAACTGGAAACAAACGAACAACTTAGAGAGTTACAAGGATTAGATACAACTATTGACTGGAAAAACACAGGTGATAACTCTTATGATGGGGAGAAGTTAAAACTGCTAGCACATGATGAAAGTGGTAAGTGGGAAAGACCTGATAACATATTAAACAACTGGAGAGTTACAAAAACTACATTAAGACTAGGTAGAAGAATCGTAGGTAAATGTATGATGGGCTCAACTTCAAACGCATTAGATAAAGGTGGAGACAACTTCAAAAAATTATACTACAATTCAGACGTTACTCAAAGAAATAGAAATGGACAAACAAGTTCGGGACTCTATTCTTTATTCATCCCTATGGAATGGAATTACGAAGGATTCATGGATTCTTTTGGATCACCTGTCTTTCTTACGCCAAAAAATAAAACGATTGCAGTCGACGGTCTCCCAATTACAATCGGAGTCATCGAACACTGGGAAAATGAAGTAGATGGTTTAAAATCTGATCAAGACAGTTTAAACGAGTATTATAGGCAATTTCCAAGAACTGAAGCGCATGCTTTCAGAGATGAAACTAAACAGAGTCTATTTAATCTAGTAAAAATCTATGAGCAAATAGATTATAACGATGAGTTAAATAATAAGGCAAGTGTTACAACAGGAACATTTCAATGGGAAAGAGGAGTAAAAGATACTAAAGTTATATTTTATCCTAAAAAAGATGGTAGATTTAGAATTAGTTGGATACCAGATAAAAATCTCCAAAACAATGTGATTATAAAAAATGGAGTAAAGCATCCTGGTAATGACCATGTTGGGGCGTTTGGATGTGATAGTTATGATATCTCAGGAACAGTAGATGGTAAAGGTTCTAATGGAGCATTACATG